CAGCCATCACAAAAGTGAGGTTGTTTAAGTTCGTTCATTCTTCTCTCCTTAAATTTGCATGTAGACGGTCTACATACTCTGCGCTAGTGTTAATTTCGTCTTGATCACTCATCATCTTTCTCCATACTGTAGCTCCTCAAAGTCCTTAGAATAATACTCAAGAACTTTATTCTGTAGCCCCTGAGGCAACTTATCAAACTCCTCAGTCCAATCAACCTCCTTCTCGCTCACATTCCTATGAGGCAAATCTCTAGGGGCTACCCTTAGCATCTTCTGTACATCATACCAGTCCTCAGCTAGACTCTCATGCCTGCCAATATACTGAGCATACTGAAGCAGGTTCCAAGGATCTGTTTGAGGCAGGGTATGAGTAGTGACTGACCACTGCTCATGACGATCATCAAAAGCAAACATGTGCTCGATAAACCCCTCAAGCGTGATGTCCTTTAAGGGAGCAACACGCCTTTGAGTTACCTTACCATCGTAGATATGTTTGGTTCTGTTGCTAAACATATTCCAAGCGCTGATCAATCTCTCAAGAGGGTGGCGAACGAAAGCAAAGATAAGCTTTGGTTCTCTTAACCATTCGCCGGGAATCTCTCCCTTACTTGTTGGAGCCCTATGACTATCTGTCCACATGTCTAAGATGCTTTTACCAGCCGTCTTAGGGATGTGTATGAAGATAGCATTAGGATTCTCTAAAAGTTTTGCTGGCATCATCATACTCCAGTGTGAACAGAACTTCGTCTTTAAGTCTGCCTTCTTTATCTACCTTAAGCTTTCTAATAATTGATTCTTTAAGAGCTTTAATCAAAACGTCCTCACTATGGTTAAGTCCCGGTGGGAAGCCATAAGCATAGGGAATAACGAACGGTCTGAAATACAGACCGAAACATACTTCCTTATAAGCTTTTAAGAATGGTTTATTATAATCATTATATGATTTAATTACTAAGAACTTCATGGTGTCTTCTTAATGATATTGACAGGGTATCCAAGCTCTGCTTCAAGTTCTTCTTCAGTCATATCAACAGACACAGGGTTATTTAGATTCATGATCTCGGCATTAACCTGATCTAGTCTATCTTGGAGCTGCTCTCGTTGTTGATAGAGGCGCTCAAGGTACTTCTCTTTCTTTGGGTTACTCATTTATTTCTCCTTTTAAATATTGTATAGCTCGTTTAAACTTCATTAGTGGGTTTCTCGCCAGTTGTTCCCAACTTTTATGTCACCTTTAGTGGCACATCTGAGATTATAATATTCCCCAGCTTCAACAAATGCGGCTTGTGCTATGGGGATGAAATCTTCAACATCTTCTTCCTTTACTTCCCACTGGTATTCATCATGAATTGAACCCACAAGCTTAGCATCTATGTTAGCTTCTTTAGTTTTCTCATGTAGGATAACTAATACACGCTTCATATAAATAGCACCTGCCCCTTGAAGTAGGGTATTGAGGGCTGAGTGGATAGATCTGATTCTTATCAACCGCCCATCAAGTCCTTTAATAAAACCACGGGCCGCAGCAGTTTGTATACGAGTGATGAGATCTCCAAGATCAGGGAGACCAGCGAATAGTTTATGCTTTAAGGCTTTACCATCCTTACGTGTTCCGCCAATGATCTTACCCATCTTAGTGTCACCAGCACCATATGCTACAGCATAGAACATCGTCTTTGCTTGGTCTCTATCTGTCAGACCAGCCGCCCTCATGTTCACGCTATGAGCATCAGTACCTAAATCTTTATCACCGTTTACTACTGCCTCAGTGTAGTCAGGGTTATTCATATAGTGAGCTAACATACGTAGCTCCAATGCATCAGCATCCATACCCACAAGCTTATAGCCTTTAGGTACTATGAATAACTCTCTACATTCTGGCCCGTAGAGTTTTCTTACGGAAGGTACTTGGCCCAAGTTTGGTTTGCTATGACTCATGCGCCCTGTGACAGCACCCATAGGATTTACATACCCATGTTGCCTTCCGTCCTCATGCACTGAGTCAATCCAGTTTTCTAAGAAACCCTTAATCTTGGTGACGGTCAGGTAGTGATTAATTAAATCTGCCTCGGGGATATCAGTAATCTCCGAGAGCACTGCATCATCTACTTGCACCTCTCCAGATGGTGTAAACTTAGTTGGTTTCCAACCAAAATCTTGAAGCCATATACCGATCTGTTGTCTTGATCCCAAGTTGAATACTTGAGTACGGTATCTGATAAAGGGCTCAAAGGAACCACTAGCTTTAAGGCGTTCATATTCATCTGGCCTTAGCCCTACCTTAGATAACGTACCGTCTTTCTTTCTTTTGGGGACTACAGTTTTCTCAGCGAATTGTTTTGGCAAGAAGGTTTCGCGCACTTTATCTTCGGTACGACCGAGGTCATCTCTAACAGCCGCTAACAATTCCTCACATTTCTCTGTATCAAAGAGCCAGCCATTACTAATCTGTTCATATATGATGAAAGCAACCTTGTGCTCCATCTCAACTGAGTCTCCAGAGAATTTCTTACCTTCCTTTTCAAGGACTCGGAGAACCTTAAGGTTCAACTTGGTGTCCTCGGTACAACGATGTTGCATCTCAGGACTATAATTTTCCCAGTCTTCGTGCTCAACTTTTGGATAGTCGAGCTTCCAACCCCACGCCTCTAGTGAGTGTCCTCCTTCTCTGGTTGGGTTAAAGAGACGCGAAAGCACTAGGGTATCAATAATATGTTTGTCATATAGGTTGAAGCCATAGAGCTTAAGGGTATGGGGTAAATCATAACCAAGAATATTGTGACCTACCAGAACCTCGGCATCCCCCAGTACACTGAAGGCATCTTTAAGATTCTCTGGCCCATACTCTTGTACTTCCTGAGTATCAACATCAATCAAGCTGAAGCAATGGAACTTAGTAGGTTCAAGTCCATCACCTTCAGCATCGAATAGGATTCGTTTCATTTTAGTTGCCATCCTTCATCCTCGATATCAAATTCGTCTACGTCCTCTACTTCGCTCAAACGACCAGTGTCGGGATCGTAGTAAAGGTTACAAGCTTTGCCTGTATCACCAGTATGTCTTGACTTAAGGACACGAAGGACTGTAGTATTTGCCAACCTAGCATCATCCGCTTGCTGGTTACGTTCAAGGGCGATAACCGTATCACTCAACTGTGCAATACTTTGAGAGCCCCTCAGATGAGAGAGACTAACCTCAATACCTTGTTCATGTCCTTTGTCATTACTGGTTCTACGAAGGTGACTGACGAGCACCATGCCACAGCCTGTTTCTTCAACAAGGCTACGGAGACGCAGCATGATGTCGTCAATCGTTCGACGCTCGTCACCCTCAGTATGAGCAGCGACTAGCATATGCAGGTGATCTACTACAACCCACTGACAGTCACAGCCAATGATCAGGTAACGAAGCTTAGCGAAGATGTCATCTATATCTTGGAAGCCCAGATGAGCATGAACAAATAACCTATCCGCATTAGGGCCTTCAAAGAGTTTAGTGTAGTGCTCATGTATTTTAGCCTCGGGATATGCTTGTCTTACTTTGTCCCTAAAGAGCTGGGATTCGGCTTCGATAGATACAATACCCATCACAGTCCGTTTGCAATCTTCTTCTAGGGCCATGACTCCTACCTTTTCATCGGTAGTAGTAAGCAGCCAGTGCTCAAGCTCACGAGTAACAGAAGACTTACCTAAGCCAGTACCACCAGTTAAGGTGATCAGTTCTTTCTTACGCAGTCCATCCAACTTGTGATTGAGCCCATCCCAAGGATAAGGGATACTCTCTACACTTTCTTCGGTGAAGAACTTCTCTTTGAAGTTAGTGACATTAACAATCCCTGAGGGAGTGTATGTCTCTGCGTTCCAAAAACACTGGACAAAACGCTGTGATTCATTCCTGATCAGCATATCGTTGGCGTCTTTGAAACCTTCGGGGAGTTTCATTACTTTACATTTCCCCGGCTTCAGTAGCTTTGCAACTTTCCGAGCAGCTTCCTGTCCCGGCTTATCCATATCGAAGCAAAGTATTACGTTGTCAAACGATTCAAGGTACTCAATGTCTCGTTTGAAATCTCGAGGGGCACCCGATGCTCCGTTCTTAAGGGAGATACAGGGCCATCTATTACCTGTCATTTGGTGAGCAGCCATAGCATCAAGCTCACCCTCACAAACAGTCAAGTATTTACCGCCAGCCTTAAAGGCTTGGCAACCGAACATATGAGCTTCACCAGCAGCACCACTAAATGTGAAACTTTTGTTCTGAGTATAACGAATCTTCCTTGCTACCTCTGTATTAAAGTCAGCGAAGTAAGGATAGATATGTTGAATGATCCCATTAGAACCCTCAATGACTCTAACACCGTAGGTCTTACAGGTTTCTTCAGAGATCTTACGATCAGGGATATCTTTAAATTCACCCTGATCAGAGAATTGAATTACTGTTTCTTGTTTTTCTTCCAAGCTATCAACGTCCCCGTAGTTCTTAAAGTATTTAGAGCATGTGAAGCAGTAGGCAGAACCATCTGCATTGATGCCAGTGTTATCAGAACCCTGCCCACAAGGACAGGGCTGATGTACTTTAACAAAGCCGTCTTTATTAATTGACATGATCAGGTACAATGATACCTTCAGGTGCATGGTCAGTCATAGAATCTGTCAGCGTCAGTGAGACACGCAGATCCTCAGCCAAAGCATCGAAAGCTACCTTAAGACTTTGAGACATGAGTTGAGTGAATTGAAGTTGTTCAAGAGTTGATCGTTGTTCTGGTGTCAAATCCTCTGTGTTACGAGTGACACCATCCAGTGTAAATTGTTCCATAGATTTATTCTTATTGTTGTTAATGGGTGCTGGTTTATAAGGAGAGCCAGCATCCTTAAGGGAGCTACGTCAGGGAGTCGAACCCTGCTAACCTTTACCATAAAGACTCAGCCTAGCTGTTAGTCAACCTTGGGGAGGTGGCGGTACTCCGGTACCATACGTAGCTTTTTAGAACTCATCATCAGGATCAAAGGTTTCAAACTCATCACCGTCTGCACCAGCAAACTCAACAAGATCCAGTACCTGTACTGCCTTGAGATCAAGACCTTGGTACGGGCCATAACGACCTGAGCCAGAGTACTCATTGTACTGAACACAGACCTTACTACCATTACCAACCTGTACGTCGATAGGATTCTTGTGTGCATCCACAAGTCGTGGTTGCTGGTTCGGTCTACCGTTAGCACCATGCACTTTACGCTTGAATACTACATACTCCAAGCCGTCAGCTTCTTTGATACGATGCCCTGCTGCCTTGAATTTTTCAAGTTCTTCGGGGCTATCAGGTGCT